GCAAAATTCTGTGACCGTACATAAAGGTAACGGTCCAGATACATATACTGATTATGCGTTATTACGTCGTGGTAAGCGTCATGATTATTTTACAAGTGCTTTGCCATGGCCACAGAAAGGTTCCAGTGTTACATTACCATTAGGTACATCTGCGCCTGTATATTCAGATAATACAGATATTTCATTTAAAACAGATAATGATCCAACTGTATTACCCTTTTATGGTGCAGTAGATTCGTCTTTAAATAATCGTTTAGGATTATCAGTTAATCCAAACGCACAAAGACCATTACGTTTTTCTAATTCAGGTTTATATGCTGATTTATCTGCTGCGACGTCTGCAACAATAAATCAATTGCGTCAATCATTTCAGATTCAAAAATTATTGGAAAGGGATGCTCGTGGAGGCACACGTTATACTGAAATTATTCGCTCTCATTTTGGAGTTATTAGTCCAGACGCTCGTTTGCAGCGTCCTGAGTATCTTGGTGGCGGTTCCACTGTTGTTAATATCAATCCTATTGCCCAGACAAGTGCGACCAATATTTCTGGAGGTTCTACAGTTTTGGGCAATCTTGCAGCTATGGGCACGTCACTCGCGAGTGGTCATGGATTTACGCAAAGCTTTGTAGAGCATGGCGTTATTATTGGTTTAGTGTCGGTTCGTGCTGATTTAACATATCAGCAGGGCCTTCCACGTATGTGGTCAAGGTCTACACGTTATGATTTTTATTTTCCTGCTTTTGCCACATTAGGTGAGCAAGCAGTGTTGAATAAAGAGATTTATGCGACAGGTACAAGCACAGACGATGATGTATTTGGATATCAGGAGCGTTGGGCTGAGTATCGTTATAAGCCGTCGCAAATTACTGGTTTGTTTAGAAGTACCACTACTGGTACGTTAGATGCTTGGCATTTGGCTCAGAAGTTTACAAGTTTGCCAACGTTGAATAGTACGTTTATACAAGAAACGCCCCCAGTTTCACGTGTGGTAGCTGTGGGTGCTGCTGCCAATGGTCAGCAGTTCCTATTTGATTCATTTTTTGATATTACTATGGCAAGACCAATGCCAATGTATAGTGTTCCTGGTTTAATAGACCACTTTTAAATGGGTTATTATGGGATTTTTTAGTGGTCTTGTTAGTTCTCTTGTTGATGCTGCACCAGAGATTGCTGCAGTGGCTGCTGCGCCAGCCACTGGTGGTACATCTTTAATGCCTGCCTTAATAGGAGGCGGCGCTCAGTTAGTAGGTGGTTATATGGCTAATCAGGCACAAGCAAAACAAGCGTATACCGCTAATTTGTTTAGTGCTGGTCAAAGTCAAGCGCAGATGGATTTTCAGGAGCGTATGAGGGCTAGTCAGTACCAAACTGCGGTTAAGGATTTGATGGCTGCTGGGCTTAATCCCATGCTAGCCTATACACAAGGTGGTGCTGGTACACCGTCTGGAAGTGCTGCAGTTGGTCAACAAGCTAAGGTTAGTAATATTGCTGAAGGATTGTCTAGTAGTGCTTATCAGCTAGGAATGATTCGTTCAGATATTGATCTAAAAGAAGCGAATACGATTGAGTCTATTGCTAGAACATCACGTGAACAAGAGCAAGCTAAGAATTTAGATGCTGATACTAAGTTAAAAATATTAGAAGCGCCAAATGTATCACAGAGGTTAAAAAATCTTATTTCCGAACAAATGCTTAATGAAGCTCGTACAACTGCTACTAACGCAGAAGAAGCCGTAAGGCGTGTTGACGAGATGATTAAGCGATTAGGGGATTTGCCAGAAGCAGAGTCAAAGGGGCGTTATTATAAACAAGCGCCATATAATCCATTCGCATTAAGAGATTTATCACAAGCAGGAGCGTCTGCTGCTGGTATTGCTCGTAATGTAAGTAATATGTTTAGACCCTCTATCGGTAAGCAACCGATGCCTTACCGTGGAAGATAGTATGAAAGATAAAAAAGTTCCTTTTTTACGCACACCATATAATTATGATGTGGATAAAGTATCTGATGAGACTGGCCTGGCATGTCCAGACCCGAGTTTGGCTCAACAGAACTTTAAAGATGAGTCGGACATAAATTATATTGTCCGGCAATTTGGTTTGACTGGTGAGTTGCCAGATCAACCATTAAGTCCCCAATATGGGGATTTTACAGGGGTATTAGATTATCATTCGGCAGTAAATGCCGTTTTAGCTGCGCAAGATGAATTTGATCATTTGCCAGCCCAGATGCGGGCTCGGTTTAATAACGATCCCGCTCAATTAATCGATTTTTTAGATAAAGAAGAAAATCGTGAAGAAGCTACTAAATTAGGTTTAGTAGCTCAAAAGCCCATTTCTGAGCTTTCAGAAACACCGGTCGGCGAGACGAAGTCCGCCGAAGCACAGTGACTTACTTGATGTAACTGTGCTAGGTGACACCAAAGACCACAAGGAGAAGTTATGCTACGTAGAAAACCTGTAAATAAGAAAATGTCGGCACGGCATTTTAAGCACAATGTGCGTCGTACAAAAGCCCCAAATATGCGTATGAATCCAATGCGTGGTGGTTGGAGGCTGTAATTGCCATGCTATCACCCGATAGCGGCATATCAAACAGTTGATGGTCAGGTTGTTTTTAGCGAAAGGCGATATTTCGACATTAGTCGATCGTTATCATTGCCTTGCGGTCAATGTGTTGGGTGTCGGTTAGAGCGTAGCCGTCAATGGGCTATGCGATGTTTACATGAAGCAAAGCTTCATGAGAAGAATTGTTTTATCACGTTAACTTATAACGATGAATCTTTACCTAAAGATCGTTCGTTGCATTATCGTGATTTTCAATTGTTTATGAAAAGGTTACGCAAAAAGTATGGCGCTAAGATTAGATTTTACATGTGCGGAGAATATGGTGAAAAGTTTGATAGACCTCATTTCCATGCCTGTATATTCGGATTTGATTTTTCAGATCGCCAGTACTGGAAACAAACAGGAAGTGGAAGTAAGCTTTTTAGATCCAAAGAACTTGAAAAGTTATGGGAGTATGGTTTTTCGAGTATCGGAGATGTAAATTTTGAGTCTGCTGCTTATGTTGCCAGGTATATTATGAAGAAGGTAACTGGTCAAGGAAAGCATGATCAACATTATAAGTTTACAGATTTAGAGACCGGAGAAGTATTAGAGAAGAAGTCCGAGTTTAATAAAATGTCATTAAAACCCGGTATAGGGTATGAATGGTTTAAGAAATATAAATCGGACGTTTATCCACATGACTATGTGATAATAAACGGCCGAAAGGTTCGGCCACCTAAATATTACGACTTGAAGTATTCAAAAGAGTCTCCATATGAATGGGAAGAAATTCAGTTTAAGCGTGAGCAGTTAGCTAAAGCGAATTTTGAAGATAACACGGATGATAGGCTTTTAACTAAAGAGATTATTGCTAAAGCCCGTGTGAAAATGTTAAAACGTGAGTTAGTATAGGAGTTAATATGATTTCTGTTATTGTTAGTGTAAGAGATTCGGCAGCGGAAGCGTTTGGCCGTCCAATGTATTTACAATCATTGGGTGTTGCTATTAGAAGTTTTACAGATGAAGTTAATCGCGAAGATAAAGATAACCAGTTGTTTAATCACCCAGATGATTTTGATTTATATGAATTGGGTGTATTTGATGATTCAACTGGTAAGTATGAGATTAGGGATAACCCTAGTGTTATAGTTCGCGGTAAAGATGTAAAAATTAAGTAATTCTTAAGGAGATAGTATGTTTCGTAATCGTTCGGTAGATGTTCATCAATTTGCAATGATTCCGAAAGCGGATATTCCCCGCAGTCGGTTTAAAGCACAAAAGACCCATAAGACCACTTTTGATGCTGGTTATTTAATACCTGTATATGTTGATGAAGTACTACCTGGCGATACGTTTAATTTAAAGATGACGGCATTTGCACGTTTGGCAACGCCGTTATATCCAATCATGGATAACATGCATTTGGATAGTTTTTTCTTTTTTGTACCAAATCGTCTGATTTGGAATAATTGGCAGAAATTTATGGGTGAACAGAATGACCCAGGTGATTCTATTTCGTATACGGTTCCACAAATTGTAAGTCCTGCCAATGGGTTCCCTACGGGTGGTTTATATGATTACATGGGTTTACCTACTGTCGGTCAAGTAGGTACCGGTAATACGGTTAGTGTATGTGCTTTTTGGCCACGTGCATATAATTTAATTTATAACGAGTGGTTTAGAGATCAGAATATGCAAAATTCTGTGACCGTACATAAAGGTAACGGTCCAGATACATATACTGATTATGCGTTATTACGTCGTGGTAAGCGTCATGATTATTTTACAAGTGCTTTGCCATGGCCACAGAAAGGTTC